CCTATCAGAATTCAGAAGTGCAGTCATTCACAGTGTCAGGAGATTTTCCTGTACAGAATGCACAAGATGCTCGATATTGGGTGGGCACTCTGCATTTCTTAAGATCTGTAACTAAGATGTTCTTTGGAAAATCCCCACTGGCAGGAAATCCACCACCAATATTGCATCTGAACGGGTACGGTGAGCACGTGTTTAAAAATGTGCCTGTGGTAGTAACGAATTTTACTTGTGAATTAACCAATGGTGTGGATTATATTTCAACAACACAAGGACCAACCAACGCTAATGCACAAGGCATTGATAGGAACGTGGGTGATGGTATCAATGACGGCATTATTTTATCACCGTCATCTACTGAAAAATTTCCAGAATCATATGCTCCTACCATGAGCATATTCACACTACAGTTACAACCGATCTATTCAAGGTCTGCAATGAAAGATTTCAACATACAGAATTTTATCAATGGTGATAGATCAAACAGCAAGGGATTTGAATTCATCTAATGGCTCAATATTCTAACACATCTCCATATTACGTTACTCCAGAAAATTCAATAAGTTTGGATTTTTTTGTACCAAGACCAATAACGGCTCAAGATAACGATCTGGAATACATTATTAATAGAACCTATGCCTATCGCCCAGATCTTCTAGCATATGATTTGTATGGAACTCCTCGTTTATGGTGGGTGTTTGCTCAGAGGAACCCAGATGTTATAGAAGATCCAATTTATGATTTTGAACCAGGCAAGGTGATAAGATTACCCAAATTATCTAATCTTAAAGATGATATAGGAATTTAATCCATGCCGATAATACATGCTATGGATGGACAAACGATTACAAATAAATCCACCACAATCAATACCAAGTTAACAGAGGATAATCCTCTCAATGCATATGCTTCGTACATTCCTATATTCACTCTCAGTGCATTAACCAGAGACGAAGTACAAACATTAAAATATTATAAAGAAAACTATAAACCTCAGAACATTATTGCTAGGACTGGAGGACTAGGAGGTAATCCTAATGCTGTGTCTAATAAGGATTTTCGAACCACTAAGGGTGCAGTTGTAGACACAGGAGCCGCATCTGATATAACCATACTACCAGGAAACCAAACACAACAGGAGAGACTGCTTGGAGCGATAGATACTGCAAAATCTATACTAGAGAGAGCATTTGATTTTTTCTTTGAATCTGTGAATATTACCACAGTTCCTTCAGCCAGCAACGATAGACGATTAACATCAGTCACTAATATTGATATGACTATCCATGAACCATTGGGGTTGAGTCTCATACAGGTTATCCGCGGAGCGGCGAACAACGCAGGATTTATTGATCACGTGGATGCACCCTATTTGATTTCCATTGATTATAAAGGGTTTGACGAGAACGGAAAGTCTGTAGTAATGGATTCAGCACACCAGCGAAAAATACCTATAAAGCTCACCAAAATGGAAATAGATGTCACGCAGAGCGGTTCAACATACACAATCAAAGCAGTGCCATTTAACGAGTTTGGGTTGGTTAATAGATTCAATTACATCAGACAGGACATGTTAGTAACAACTAAGGATGATCTTGCATCTTTCTGTAAATCATTAACTGAAAAACTTAATGGTCAGACAGCGGAAGAAACTAAGCAAAACCTGTATGATAAAGACAACAACACAGCAGATCACTACATAGTGACCTGTGATCCTTCTTTGAACGGAAAATTTGTTGAGCTTGATACTGTAGAAATTTATAATATGTTCAATATGACAGGAGATATTGACACTTATTTTAATGTAGCAAACGATATAGATCAGGCAAGGATTGATCGAAACAAAACAAGCAAACAACCACGTGGACAAATTGCTAAAGGCACAGCCATACATGAGCTGTTGGTTCAGGCTATGAAATCAATTACACCGTATGGGGATTGGCCAGAATTTTTAAAACAATGGGCAGTGAAAGCCTCTGGCGATATGTCAGATGATATAGACAAACTGATATCAGACGATGCCAAGGCAAGATTTGTGCGAGATAACGAAGATAAATTTTATGTGAATTGGTTCCGTGTGCAGACCACAATCACACTTAAACAGGAATATGACAAAATTAATAAGATGCACGGAAAGATAATACATTACCATATTGAGCCATACAAAATACACATTTTAAATTTTTCACAGCCCGGATTACATTCTAAATTCCGAGATTTTTGGCAACAAAATAGAAAATTTATTGCAAGAAAAAAATACGATTATATCTTCACCGGACAGAATACCGAAATTTTAGATTTGAGTATCAAATACAATGTGGCCTATTTTGCATCAAGATTTAAAGCACTACAACAACGGCAGTCCAGCACTGAAGAAAAACCCACCTTATCCTCAGACCCTTATTCAAAAGAAGAAATGGTAGAATTTGATTTACCCCATAGAGGTTCACCTGGAGTGGGTAAAACAACGAATGTAGGATTGTACGGAATTAACGAAGGGTTTGATCAATTCTTGGATGCATTTACAAATCCTGACGGGGATATGGTACAATTAGATATGGAAATTCGAGGAGATCCAATCTACATCAGTGCTAATCAATTCAATGTTATGCAACCACCAGAAGGAGACGCTCTCACAAGTCCAGAAGGTCCTGGCATTTATGAAAACAAAAATCTATCGGTGGATAATGAAAAAACCACTGCTTATAGTGAACGCACTCGTTCTTTTAATTTAAATCAAGGAGAACCGTTTATATTGATAAATTTTAAAGCGCCGGTAGATATAAACCTAAATACAGGGCTGTATGAAATAGGTGGTGCTGATCAAGTGGTATTTAATGGATTGTATAGAGTGGTAAAAGTTGAAAATATTTTTGATAGGGGCGTATTTAAACAGCGTCTGCGATGTATACGTATGAAAGACCAAGGTAAGAAAGTAAGCATTCCGACTTATCAAACAAGAATATCAGATCCTAAATATGGTAATGTAAACAGTGATGATATAACAACTACGTTTCCAGAAGATTATTATACTGGGTACAGTGATACTGGAGACACTATAATAGATTTTATTAAAAAGAAACTAGACAAAGTTATAGATGTGTTAAGAAATCTAAAAAATAACACACCATCCGACGGAGGCCCAGCGGCATAACCTATGGCAGAGAATACAGGATTTATAGATTCTTCCACTCCAACACTCAATGCAGAAGTTGACAAGTATATCAAACGAAATCCAGGACCATACATCGGAACAGTAACCAATAACAGAGACCCGCTCAAAATGGGTAGATTAGCAGTGCAGATAGCGAGTAGGACAGGCACAGATCGAGGAACTCACTCATTAGATGTTGTGTGTAGATATATGTCTCCGTTCTGGGGAACAAAAACATCTGCGTACATGAGTGAAGATAATGCCAACAGTTACGAAGGATCTCAACACTCATACGGAATGTGGATGGTGCCGCCAGATATAGGTTCTAAAGTTATGTTGATATTTGTAGAAGGTGATGCTAATCAGGCCTATTGGATGGGCTGTATTCCAGAACCATTGCTCAATCAAATGACACCGGGCATTGGCGCCTCCCCCAACACAGGAGTGGCAACGTCAGGAGGAGATTATGGACAAACCAAACAACAATTATATGGCACAGACAGGGTACCAGCCGGAGAAGTAAACAAGAGAATATTAGGAAAATCTTCTGGGTCAATCAAACAACCAATACATCCACAAACAGAATTATTAAGGCAACAGGGATTAATACAGGACACTGTGAGAGGCACAACCACTAGTTCGGCTCGTCGCGAAACACCCAGCCAAGTATATGGTATCAGTACACCAGGTAGAAAAGATCCAAAAGGCACACCAAGAAAAATAGGTGGCACGGACAGTAAAACACAAGATATCATAGACAGATTGATTGGCCATACCTTTGTGATGGATGACGGAGACGCAAAAGGTGACAACCAACTCGTTCGATTACGATCAGCATCAGGACATCAAATACTATTAAACGATTCTGCAGGCGTGGTGTATATTGCCAACGGGTCAGGCAATGCCTGGATGGAATTCTCTGCCAACGGAGCCATTGACATTTATGCAGGTGGATCAATCAGTATGAGATCTGCCGGAGATATGAATTTCCACAGTGACAGTGATATCAATATGTTTGCACGTAATAAAGTAAGAATTAAATCTTTAAACAAACTTGTGCTGGACGGCGGAGCAATACAACAATATTCTGATACAGATATTCAATCTCAAGCCACCACAGGATCTATAACTGATAAAGCACCCAATGGCTCTATAATATCTTACGCATCACAAGGACAGTATCACATGACATCAGGTCAACATCACCTAACTGGTAGCCAGGTACATTTTAACAGTATTCCTACCAATTCAGAAATTGTTGCAACATATGAGAGAACTTCGGTGTTGGATGCCGCGGGCACAGGAACCATACACACGTTCATGCCGGATGTAAACATCACAGACAAATACAGATCAGGTCCACTGACAGTGACACAATCAGGAAATGTTACAATGTCTGGTATGCGTATGCCCACACATGAACCGTACCCTCATCATTATGATAAGGTTATATCTTTTGTGGGAGGATCACCGAGTCTTAATGATCGAATACCTGGCACGCCAGAATTCATTGCCGCGAGGAACAGAACCAGCACCAACGATACTATAAGATTTGGACAGTTACAGGCAGACCTACAATATCAATTAGAGAAACAAGGACTGGGGCAGATACAAACAGCAGTCAATAAAGTGACCAGTGCTGTTAAGAGTACTGTGGGATCAGTATCAGCAGTACAAAAAGCCGCTGATGATTTTGTTAAAAATTATTCTTTAATTTATGGACTGCCACAAAACACACTGCAATCCATCACTCCACTAACCACAGGAGTCAACGATATTGTTAATCAAACCATACGAAGTATGTCTGGAGAAGCAGTAAATCTATTGAAAGACCAAGTGTTTGTAAATCAGTCAGGCATATTATACACAGCCGGCAACCTATCTCAAGCAGTAACCGGTAATATTACTAATGTATTAGGAGATCTCAGCACAGCTCAAGGAGTGTTCCGCACAGCAGGAGATATAATTAATAATCCTGTAGGAGCCATCAAAGGTGCGGCAGTAAATTATGCCAATTCGTTGGTGCAAGACAGTGTTAAAAATATAATGGGAGGACAGGTCACGTCAGTTACCCAACTTACATCTCTGGTAAGTAACATTGGATCAACTATATCAAGCTCAATTGCGAGTGTGGGAAGAGCAATAGGAAATATATTTAGATGGTAGATAATAACACAGGTAAAACAATAGTCACAACTTCTAGAGCATTCAAAGGTTTTAGTTCTCGTGCTGATAACAACAATTATAAATTGTATGATTTCCAATTGGTGAAACAGAATTTAATCAATCGTTTAAGCATTAGAAAAGGTGAGAGATTAGAAAATCCAGAGTTTGGTACTATCATCTATGATATACTGTTTGAACCTCTCACAGATGATCTCAAACAGGCCATACTGGATGATATCACAGCCAACGTAAATGCAGATCCTCGACTATCAGCAGACAATATTCTTGTGAGTCAATCGGGTCATGGTATATCTGTGCAGGTGGATTTAACCTATAAGCCCTACAATATCACCGAAAAACTAGCATTTGGCTTTGCAGAGAACAGCACACTACGTCTGTCTTAATATACGCAGTTTATACAATCAATAAATACTCGTACATTAATGTATGGCCACTACAGATAGACAAAACCGATTATTAGTCGCCGAAGATTGGCGTAAAATCTACACTGCTTTTCAGCAGGCGGATTTTAAATCCTACGATTTTGAGACACTACGAAGAACGATGGTGGCATATCTTCGCGAGAACTATCCTGATGATTTCAATGATTTCGTAGAATCTTCAGAATATGTGGCTCTGATTGATCTTATAGCCTACGTGGCACAATCACTCTCTTTCAGAGTGGATTTAAATGCTCGAGAAAATTTCTTAGAAACTGCTTCTAGAAGGAATTCAATTCTACGATTGGCTCGATTAATCAACTACAAGGTTAACAGGAATAAAACAGCCACAGGATTGTTAAAACTGGACTCTGTTTCAACGACACAGAATGTTACAGATAGTTCAGGACAAAATTTATCTAATGTAACAGTGGTATGGAATGATGCTACTAACTCAAATTATAGAGAACAATTTATAAAAATTTTAAATTCCGCTAACTTTGAAGGACAACGATTTGGAAAACCGTTAGAGTCTGATAATATTGGAGGCATAAAAACAGAAACATATACAGTAAACAGCTCTAACACAGATTTACCTATTTTTAAATATTCAAGATCAGTGAGTGGGGTACAAAGAAATTTTGAGATAGTACCGGCAACTATATCTGACAGTGAATCTATCTATGAGAGAATACCAGTACCTGGTGGCGGATTCACATATCTTTATAGAACAGACGGTTCTGGCGATTCCAGCAACAACACCGGTTTCTTTCTTTTAATAAAACAAGGATCACTAACCTCCACAGATTTTTCAGTCACTCAGTCGACTACAAACTATGTGCAGAGTATTAATGTAAACAGCATTAATGATACAGATGTTTGGTTGTACGGATTAGACGACTTTGGACAGGTTCAAAATATTTGGACTCAGGTACCTGACCTGGTGGGCAACAACACAATATATAACAGTCTTTCAAAAAACGTAAGAAATATCTACAATGTAGTAACAAAAAACAATGATGCAATCGATCTTGTATTTGGAGATGGAAATTTTTCTAATATTCCTTCTGGTTCTTTTAGAGTATATCACAGAGTCAGCGATAATTCAAAATATGCAATACAATCTACTGATATGCAGGGAATACAATTCAATGTTCCGTATGTTGATGCCAATGGTGGATCTCAAATATTAACTGTAACAGCATCGTTAAAACAATCAGTGTATAATGCCGCGGCCACAGAGTCTAACGCATCTATTCAAGAGAAAGCACCACAGACATATTATTCACAGAACAGAATGATCACTGCAGAAGACTACAACGTGGTACCTCTGTCAGCATCACAAGAAATTGTAAAAATTAAATCCGTAAACAGAACAGCATCAGG